ATGGAAGATCATTTGTGTCAACCATGGGATTGTGAATCTAGACATCATTCAATCATAACTATGGATAGAGTAAGTTCTTCGCCATGGATGTGTAAGATCGATAATAAATTTTATCAAGGTAAATATTTATTTACTGTAGATTACACAGACCATGAGATAGCAGATGATCCTGCTCAACATAAGCAATCACATGTGATATATTTAACAGACGCTGGAAAGTGGACTGGTAATATAGTTGCACTTCCTAACAATAGAGTTAGAGCAACTAGCCCAGCTTTGTGGAGAACTGGCGAAGGTGCACCTGATTTTACTCCTTCACAGCATCTGCATTCTGCTGAAGGTCATGAAAGTTATTTAGATCCTAGGATAACTTTTAATAATTTATATAGTGATGAGGATTAAACATGGCAACATCAAACAGTACAGACTTTGAACCAAATGTCGCAGAGTTTATTGAAGAAGCTTATGAAAGATGTGGGTTAGAGTTAAGAACTGGATATGATTTAAAATCTGCAAGAAGATCTATTAATCTTATGTTAGCTGAGTGGGCTAACAGAGGATTAAATCAATGGACAATATCTGAGGCCACACAAACAGTTACTGAGGGCACTAGAGAATATACTTTAGATTCTAGCGTTATAGATGTTTTAGATGTAGTGTTAAGAAGAACCGAAGGCTCAACTACTACTGATACACAAATGTCTAGAGTAAGTAGAAGTGAATACATAAACATTCCAACTAAAGGAACCAAAGCTAGACCTAATCAATATTTTTTAGATAAACAAAATACCCCGGTTTTAAAAGTATGGCCAGCCCCAGAAAATTCTACAGATATTTTAGTTTTTAATAAAATGGTAAGAATGGATGATGCTGACAAAGCAACCAACACTATGGATTTACCATTTAGATTTTATCCTTGTTTTGTAGCTGGCTTGGCGTACTACTTATCTATGAAAAGAAACCCACAATTAACAGAACAATTAAAAATAATATACGAAGAAGAATTTAGAAGAGCTGCTGATGAAGATGGAGATCGAGCATCTTTTAGAATCAATCCTTCACAAAGTTAATAATGGCTTACGCAAAAGGTAAACAAGCATACGGAATATGCGACATATCTGGGTTTAGATACAAACTAAAAGATATGAAAAGAACTTGGGACGGCTTATTAGTGGGTCCTGATCAATGGAGCCCAAAACACCCTCAATTAGAACCAAGAACTCATGCAGCTGATCCAGAAGCTTTATTCAATCCTAGACCAGATAGAACAGAAGATGGCGGGACTGGTTTTGTTGTTGTAACTGCAGCAAGCATAACAAAAAACTTTTCTATGTTGTCTAGTACTATTCCTAGCAAATTTGAATTAGCAAAGCTATCTTCTAATATCGGTTCGGTTAGTGTTATTGAAAATGATAATTCTCTTTCAGAAACTTTAGCCTCTCAACTTGTTACAGCATTTTTAGGAACTGTAACAGTTACTGGAAACATATCTGAAAGTGTTTCAGTTACTGGTCAAGAAGGCACGTCAGCATTAGGTAGTCCTACTGTTGTTAGTTCTGATACTGTTTACACAATAATAGTTTCTTCTTATTTAGGAGCGAATAGGTATTATGTAAATGGTGTTGTTTATCCAACTTTAAGTTTATCTGAAGGCAGTACATACAGATTTGATCAATCAAACTCTAGTAATAGCGGACATCCATTAAGATTTTCAACAACTTCTGATGGCACACACGGAGGCGGTTCTGAATATACAACTGGTGTTACTACTAGCGGTACCCCTGGAAGCTCTGGAGCATACACTCAAATAACAGTGGCAGTTGGAGCTCCGACCCTTTATTATTACTGTACTAATCATTCTGGTATGGGAGGTCAAGCAAACACTCCTTAGTTTGATATAATTTAATTATGACTTATACGCAGCTACAAGATTTAATTAAAAACTTTTGTGATAGCACAGAAACTACTTTTGTTAATACTATTGCAGACTTTATTAAAAATGCAGAAGAAAGAATATTTGATTTAGTAGAGTTTGATTTTTTTAGAAAAAATGTAAGCGGTACTCTTACAACTGGTAATAGATTTTTAACCGCACCATCTGATTATATATCTAGCTTTTCTTTATCAGTAATAGACTCAGGTGGCGACTATCATTATCTTTTAAAAAAACATCCTACGTTTATGCAAGAATATTCAGAAGATCCAACTGATACTAATTTAAGAGGATTGCCTTTGTATTACGCTGATTTTGATAAAGAACTTTCTACAGCATCTAACAACGGCTCTACCATAACAGTAAGCCCAGTACCAGATTTAGGTTATTCTGTTGAATTAAGTTATCTCTATAAACCAGCTTCTTTAACATCTGGTTCTGGAAGTGGCACGACTTGGGTCTCTACCAATGCAAGAAGCGCTTTACTTTATGGATCTTTAGTTGAGGCCTATACTTTTTTAAAAGGAGAGCCAGACATATTAGCTCAATACGAAAAAAGATTTATGGAAGAAATAGCAAGACTTAAAAATAGAGCAGAGGGCAGAAGCAGAAGAGATGAATACAGAGCTGACGCACTAAGAACAAATGTAACTTAAAGAAAAAAAAT